CTCGTATTATACCCCCTCCCCCCCTCACGGGGGGGAGGGGTATGGGGACGTGGGTTAAACCACGTCCGTCCAGCCACGCTTCGATTGTGTCCGGTGTGGCACCGGATACTCTAATCCTCGTTGATCCTCTAGTACATCATCACTTTGATGATGTAGTTTGAGGAGCGAGTCTTGGAGGTTCCACCAGGAACCATTAGGAGCGCTATCAGTAACGCCACTTACCAAGAGGACTCGGGTCTCCCACTTGTGAAGTCGCCGGTTAAACCGGGTCGATCTTTCATAGGTTAGGAGTTTCCCCAGGTCACATTCCTCGTACCTACATAGTCCTTCAGCGTTGGGATTGTTGCTTAAAGGCAACAGGCCCCAATGCTTCTGTACTAGGTTATACAAGGAATCCGAGGCAAGGCGATATCCATCATTGCGCAATGCTTTCGCAAGCGTACAGACGGATAGAGCGCCAGAGCTCGAGGACGCGTCTAGTCTCCTTAGTCTGTGAGGCGTAACGTCGATGCCACGATAGGCATCTACGCCACAGGATTCTCGGAAGAATCCGTGCCGGAATGTCTTATTCATGTTGGGAATCAACCCAGCACGAACTAAGGCAGATACGGCACCATCCCAGAACTTACAAGGAAACAGAATATCGTCTCCAAAGACATAGACATCACTACAGTCAATACCATAGCGACATCTAATGCCAGCTCGAACAAGGCTATAGAATACGAGGCTCTGAACGGGGAACGTTAATGCGTTGCCCATCGGAGCCCATTTTCTAAGCGGTATGACGCGGTCATCTAACAAACGTACACTAGATGCTCGACTGCATGATAGTTTGCTATATGCATAATCTCCGAAGAGATGACGCACAAGCTCACAAGACATGCGGTCGCTGGCCTCCTTTAGGTCGAGAGTTACAAACTCGCGATCCATTGAGGACTTAAGGGCTAAACGACCATTCACACCCTGGTCCGTAAAGGTAATACCTTTATGGCACAGGCTGCGAGGGGACGTAATCGCCCGCTCTAGTAACCGACGACAACCCTGCTGAATCCAAAGAGCTTCTTTGGGATGCACGCATATTAAGCGTGGACCCCTAGAGTCCTTAGGTACAGCTACAAGGCGACACTCAATATTGTCGCTTTGCCGCAGCTCCCGATCACCAAGAACAACTACGTCCCACCAAAAAGATGGTAGGGCGCAGAAGTAGTCAGTGAAGGGGAAGTGCGGCTCAATTGTCGTGTAGATGGTTCTAAAAGCGCTCTTATCACGTGGTAAACACGGGGGATATACTGCCCCCGGCCCGTGACTAGGCACTATAGAACTCCAGTCGATGCGTCCAATGACGCGACCGACTATTTGCCGCGCGAACGAGAAAAGCGGAGCAGATCGATTAGCTTGATTAGAAGCGGTATTAGCCGCAAACCAAGCTTCCCAAACTGCAACGCCATGCTCGGCTTCCTCAAAGCCCTTTTGGGCTTCACGAAGTTGCTCATACGTAGGTTCGAACTCAATCTTATAGCAGAATAAGAGCAGCTGCCGAATGAAACGAAGGTATCTAGCATCCAATGAGGATGTAAACTTATCCACAAGCGGCATAAGCCACTCGGGGAAAGGAGGCAATTCGCCTCCTCCTTCTATCCACATAAGCAACTGTTTATCTAGTTTAGGTCCTTCTATAAGAACCCAATCATTAGAGATGTCATTGGGAGCGCCTAACGGCACACCTGATAACTCGCTAACGTCTGCTAGCAGGCATTTATATATGTTAACCATATATGTTGAGTCAATATTGACCTGCCCGTCTGTTTGTGGTGCTGTGATCATGATCAATGAGTTAACGAGAAAGTATTTCTACGATCTCTATTCATCTCCATGGTCACCTCATACCAATAGTCTGCCACGAGTCCGAACGACTCGGAGGGACTATCGGCGCCGATACGGCATATGGGAAGCACTGTACACACCGATTCGTCGTCACACTTTTCCCCAGTTTTAAGGGGGAATGCAACGGCATCAAGGTGAGTATGCGCTACCCAATATACTGAACTGTAGATCTCAAGTACACGAGCTGCCTTCCATAGGGAAGAAAACAAGTATACTTGAGACGTTACAGGTGATACCCATATTCCACACATACTTAGATTCAACAGTGACTTCCGTGCGGACAGTTTGAAACTGCTTCGCATAGACTTCGCCATTATCTCTATCTCGTGTGTGTTAGACTGGTGAAGAACCTCGGCCTTAGAGAAACTTCTTACGAAGTAATCTAAGTGCGAGAGCCTAGACCAGGCCTTACTATTGTCGATGACTGTACTCATGTTGGTTATATAACTAGCATTTGTCTTATCAACGTCAACTGTAAGGCACAAGGGAACTCCCTTGTGAGGGAAGGGGACGCAAGTCCTCCCCAACTAACAATGAATACTACTGTTCACGATTGGACAGGATCTCGTCTTCGAGACCCAGTCCGTTCGTGTTGGTAGTACCATGAAGCAGGTTAACCAAAATCGCCTCAATAGAGGAGATAATGGCCTGCGTAACCAGGGGATCATTCGGCCGAGCAAGCACCGTTTGAAGCCGGACAGGACGGATGACTCCGTCTGTCATGGTCATGTAGTAGTCGACGGCGACTAGTGTGCGGGTACCCGGTTGTTTAGTCCGGGAATCCACATAACCTTGATGTTTAATCAAGATCTCCGTAGGAAGCGAAGCTCCCCGCGATGTTTCACGTCGCAATGATCCTTCGCTATCCGAATAGATCAGTTTAAACGCCAACGTACTAACCGTGATATCAGACGTCATATATGATGTTTGATTATTATCTGAGCCCAAGCGATTTAATCGCTTGAACTTTCTTGGCACTTAGGTTCGCAGCCATTTGGCTGATCAAGCTTCCCGTAAGGAAAGCCTGCTTCTTTCCAAACCTACCGCTGGCCCCAATAGAGATACTGGGACTAACGGACTTTCTGGTGTAGGAAGACAACTTAACAAACGCAACCTGGGATCCATCGTAAATCGAGGTATTCGAGGCGTTAATCCGGACATGTTTGACCGGACAACTAACCTTAAACTTCTCGCTCACGGTGATTTCTGAAATCTTCTTGGTATTACCCGTAAGGGCGTTATCAAGAGACGTCAAAACCCCAGACAGATCAACGAACCAGTCAACGACGAAAGAGAATGGAATTCTCTCCCATGCGTAACTAGCGGGTCCCGTGACCCCGAATCGCGCAATCAGATTGTCAAGACGACTAAAAATGTCCTGACTATATCTGACGGTACGAATTCCCTTTACGGATACGGTGCGGACGGCATCCCCATGCGGGGTGGTCGTCCAATAGCCACCGAGATCCGGACCTGTACAATAGCCTACGTCGAATCCGTTGTTGCCGGGAACCAAGTGGTCCTCGACAACTCCAGAACAAC